TGAAGAAGGTATGATGTTAATGGCAATGGGCGGTGATGATTTTGTCAAACTTGCACAAGAAATGGCATCAGGTGAACTAGATCCTGCAGAACTTAACAACAGATTAATGGAACTTGCTCCACTTATTGAAAAGAATACAAAGAATATGAGTGATGCACAGTTACAAGCATTGGAACAAACAAATCCTGCTTTATACAAAATTTTAAGTAGTAACTCAGACCTATTAGCATTGACTGAAAAAGACGCAGAAAAGATAGCAAAAGAAAATGCAGAAAGAGATAAAGTTACACAGTCCCTAGCACAGGTAGAACAAAACCTTGCAAAGATTAGAGGTAACTTGTTTTCATCATTTTTAGAAAGCGATATATTTAAAATGGTTACTGATGCACTGGGCGAATTAATGCCTAAGACTGAAGATGTTAGTAAGATGATGGAAAAATTAAGTCCTTATGTAGAAGAAGTGATAGAAAGTTTTACAAAATTTGTAAACGATTTTATTGCAGATCCTAAAGGAACATTTGACAAGATTATAAGCAACATAAAAGAATACGTAGGTAATTTCTTTTCAAGTATGTTTGATGGATTAGGTACAAAGATAATAACAGGTATTTTAGCAGGATTACTACTCATGGTAACAGGCGTCATTACAGGACCATTCTTAGCCATTGGTGCAGGATTGGCATTAATTTTTGGTGCAGACAAAATATTAGAACTGGGTAACGAATACATTTGGGAACCAATCAAAAAGATGTTCAGTTGGTTAGGAGAATGGTTTGGAAGTCTATGGGAATCAATAAAAGGTTTTGGAAGCAAACTAAATCCATTTAATTGGTTTGGTGGAGATGATGACGAACAGGAGAAAAAAGCGGCAGAAGTTTACGAACCTGCGGCACCAAAAATCAAATTAGCCAAAGCAGACGTTGAAAAAATGACGGATTCCCAATTACAAGCATTGGAGAAATCCAATCCAGAGGCCTACGATGCGGCACAAAAAATCATTGAAGAAAATCAAAAGAAGACCAAAGATCAGGCCAATAAGGCAATGGCTGATTCAGATAAGGCGGTAAATAATACTGAAGGCGGTAATATGCAATTAGCACTTCTACAAGAACAAAACGAATTGCTACGTGCATTGTTAAGAACTACAAAGAGTAATACTTCGGATATGTATTCGAGTGCATAAGGAATAAAATGAGTTGGAAAAGATATTTTACACCAGTTGAACAGGGCACAGGAACTGGTAACAATTACAGTCCTATAAATGGACGTGGGCAAGGACCAGGTCCTGCAAGGTCAAACTATTCATCTTATCTTCCTGATGTGTATGTTGGAAGTCCTAACCGTATTGAAAGATACGGACAATATAATGTTATGGACAATGACAGTGAAGTAAATGCCGCATTGGATATACTTGCAGAATTTTGTTCTCAACAGAATGAACAAAATAACACATCATTTAAGATTAATTTTAAACAACAAGCAACAAATTCAGAAGTAACTGTTTTACAGAAATACTTACAGCAATGGTGTAAATTAAACGATTTTGGAACAAAGATGTTCCGTATTTTAAGAAACGTATTCAAGTTTGGTGACGCTTTCTTTATTAGAGATCCAGAGACTAAAAAGTGGTTTCATGTTGATCCTGCAAAAGTAACACGTATTATTGTTAATGAATCAGAAGGCAAGAAACCAGAACAATACATTGTAAGAGATGTAAATCTTAATTTTAGAGAACAGGTTGCAACAACACCTTACACAACAAACGGCAACGTTACCGGCGGTGGCGATGGTTACTTAACAGGTGGTGTAAGAGGCATGGTTGGTAATGCTCAATCACAAGCAGGAAGTAGATTTGGAACTGAACAAAGAGAAGTTGCCATTGATGCGGAACACATTGTACATCTAAGTTTAAGTGAAGGATTAGACAATAACTTTCCATTTGGTAATTCACTATTAGAAAGTATTTTTAAAGTTTATAAACAAAAAGAATTATTAGAAGATGCAATTATAATCTACAGAACACAAAGAGCACCAGAACGTAGAGTGTTTTACATTGACGTAGGTAATATGCCATCACACTTGGCAATGCAGTTTGTGGAACGTGTAAAAACAGAAATACACCAAAGACGTATTCCTAGTGCGGCTGGTGGTTCAACAAATGTTATTGACAGTGCATACAATCCATTATCAACAAATGAAGACTACTTCTTTCCGCAAACAGCAGAAGGTAGAGGTTCTAAAGTAGAAACATTACCAGGTGGTACTAACCTAGGTGAGATTGATGATCTAAAATACTTTACTAACAAATTAATTAGAGGCTTACGTATTCCTAGTTCTTATTTGCCAAGTGCGGCACAGGATGAAGGACAGAGTCAGTTTAATGATGGTAGAGTAGGTACAGCATATATCCAAGAATTAAGATTTAACAAATATTGTGAACGTTTACAAAACCTTGTAACAGAAGAGTTTGATCAAGAATTCAAACGTTACTTGATGGAAAAAGGTGCAAACGTTGACTTTGCAATGTTTGATTTAGAATTACAGACTCCACAAAACTTTGCAAGTTATAGACAAAGTGAATTAGACAATCAACGTATTGGAACATTTACACAGATACAAGCGATTCCTTTCATTTCAAATAGATATGCAATGAAACGTTTCTTAGGTATGTCAGCAGAAGAACTAGCAGAGAACGAACGTTATTGGAGAGAAGAGAATGATGAAAATCTTAAATCTCCTCCAACAGACGCCGCAGGTGAAATGCGTGGCGTTGGTGTAAGTGGAGCAGGTATAACTGCCGACTTAGGTGGCACTGAAGAAGTTGATCCAGAGGCAGAGCCAGATCCAGTAGCAGGCGGTGAAGCGACTCCACCAGATACAGCAACTGGTACCCCACTAGGTGGTGGCGGTGGCACTACTCCACAGCAATAAGGCTAAATAATTATATGATACTGCGAGAGTTATTTTATTTTGATAAAGAATCACTGGAACCAATAGAAGATAAGTCCTATGATGCTTCTATGGATGACAGTATCATGAAGAAAAGCGACACAAGAAAGACACGCCTTACTTTACGTCAAATCAACAAGGCGAGACTGGCATCAGAACTACATAAAGAAGAGCAGGAGAAAGATTTAGATTTCGTAAGACAAATGTACGGAATCGCCGCTAATACAGCCGAGGTGTAGTAAATGTCAGTAGCATTCGTGCTAGGAAACGGAACAAGTCGTAAAGATATTCCATTAGAACCATTAAGACAATACGGAAAAATTTATGGATGCAATGCAATCTATAGAAATTTCGATTGTGACTATCTAGTGGCAGTTGATGCCAAAATGGTGTTAGAAATAGCACAATCCAACTATCAAATGCGTATTCCTGTATGGACAAATCCTAATAAAACATTCAAGGACATCAAAGGACTTAATTTTTTCAATCCAAGCAAGGGTTGGAGTAGCGGACCTACTGCACTAGACCTTGCTACATACCATCAGCATGATACTTTTTATATACTAGGGTTTGATTTCAAAGGAACTACTGGTACAGGAGGTAATGAGGATAGGGTGAATAACCTATACGCAGGTACTTTAAATTACAAAGGCGAAAACGAACAGGCTACTTATTATGGCAACTGGGAACGTCAAACTGGCATTATTGCCCAGAGAAATCACACAAAGAGATATATACGAGTAGTAAAAGAGGGTGATGACTTTTGTCCAAAAAGTCTTAAAAAGTTTAGCAACTTTACCCATATGACTGTTACAGACTTCTGTAAGCAGTTCATAGAATCACATTAAGGTTTCAAAATAACGCATTTTGAGCCTATTTTCAGCACATTTTCTTTATTATATGTAAATATTACTGACAGCCTTACCAAAAAAACACTTATAGGAGGTATCAAAATGGCAGATCGTAACAAATTCGAAGAAATGCTTGAGAAACTAGTTGCTGAAGACCGTAAAGGTGCTGAAGAATTATTTCACGAGATTGTAGTAGAAAAATCAAGAAACATTTATGAAAATTTATTAGCGGACGACGTCAAGGAATTAGACGTTGAAGAAGCGAAAAAAGAAGACGAAGAAGTTGACGAAGCATCAAAAGAAGATGACAAAGAAGTTGACGAAGCGTCTAAAGAAGATTCAGAAGACAAAGTAGACGAAGCATCTAAAGAAGAAAAAGATGAAGAAACTACTGAAGCAACTGATGAAGAAAAAACAGAAGAAGGTATTGAAGAAATCACACCTGAAGCACCAGCACCAGAAATGGGCGGCGATCCAGCAGATGACATGATTGATGATGTTGAAGACGCGATGGATGGCGATAAGGATGACGAAGATAAAGGTGAAGACGACGAAGATATCGAAGATAGAGTCGTAGATTTAGAAGACGCTTTAGACGACCTTAAGTCTGAATTTGAAAAAATGATGGGCGACAAGGAAGAAAAAGGCGATGACGAAGAAGATTCTGAGGAGCCAATGGGTGACATGGGCGACGAAGAAAAGGAAGATGAGGCTCTTGAGCCAACTTCCGAACTTGGAGTTGAAGAAATGCCAGTAGAATCAACTGAAAAAGAAGTTGAGGAAACTGCAAAATCTCAAACAGAACAAATGCGTGAGTATGTAGAAAAAGTTGCTGAGCCAAAAGGCGAAGACAACAAAGCAAAATCACCAGTAGCGGGTAAAAACGATATGGGTGGAAGTGCTTCTAACATAGCAGGCGGTTCTGCAGAAGAAAAAGGCGGATCAGCGGCATCACCAAAAGAAGATTCAGCAGGTAACGTGAATGTTCCAGGTGGTAAAGCAAGTAAGTCTATGAAGGCAGACTCCAAAGGTCACGGCGCTGAGAAAAAGGGCAGTGGCGAAGCAGGAACTGATAAGAAAAGTATTATTGGTTCATAATATTAAGAACGGATAGTGATGTTAAACTTACGTGAGAACTTGACATTCGACCAAGCGAAGATGGTCGTTGAAACTACTGAGAACGATAAGGGAGGCAAAGACCTTTACCTAAAAGGTATTTGTATTCAAGGTGGCGTTAGAAACGCCAACCAAAGAGTGTATCCTGTAAGCGAGATTAGTAGGGCTGTCAACACTCTCAACGATCAAATAAGCGGAGGATACAGTGTTCTTGGCGAGGTTGATCATCCAGAAGGACTTAATATTAACCTAGACAGAGTAAGCCATATGATCACAGAAATGTGGACAGATGGACCAAATGGCTACGGAAAGATGAAGATATTACCTACACCGATGGGAGTCCTAGTTAAAACAATGCTGGAAAGCGGAGTTAAATTAGGGGTCTCATCAAGAGGTTCAGGGAATGTTAGCGAAGACGGAAGCAATACGGTTTCAGATTTTGAAATTATTACTGTGGATGTAGTAGCACAACCAAGTGCTCCTGGTGCCTATCCGACACCAATATATGAGCATTTACTAAATGCCCGTGGTGGGTATCAGGCTTTAAATTTGGCTAAACAGGTCCAAGGCGATCAAAAGGCACAGAAGTACATCAAAGAATCTTTAATGACAGTAATTAAAGGTTTGAAATAAGGAGAACCAGATGTTAGACGCTTTAAAATCACTTTTTGAAACGAATGCAATTTCGGAAGAGATCAAGAATGACATCGAAGAGGCTTGGAATGCCAAAGTTAAAGAAAATCAAATGCAAATCACAGCGGAATTGCGTGAAGAATTTGCATCTAAATACGAACACGATAAAGCCAATATGGTAGAAGCCGTGGAAAAAATGTTAGATGAAAAACTAAACGAAGAAATTTCAGAGTTTGCAGAAGATAGAAAAAAACTTGCTGAAGCCAGAGCAAAGTACCATGTAGCAATGCGTGAAAACGCAGACCTACTTAAAGGCTTTGTAATGGAACAGTTAGGCAAAGAAGTTTCTGAACTACATGAAGACCAAAAAGCAATGTCAAGTAAATTTGGCAAACTTGAGGAATTTGTAGTTGATGCTCTTGCAAAAGAAATTGCTGAGTTCCACGAAGACAAAAAAGATTTGGCAGAGACGAAGGTTAGATTAATTCGTGAAGCCAAAGAACATTTAAGTAAAGTAAAACAGTCCTTCATCGAAAAAGGTGCTAAAGTTGTCGAGAAAACAGTTGCTAAAACATTAAACAATGAAATTAGCCAATTGAAAGAAGACATCGACGTTGCACGTAAAAACGACTTTGGTCGTAAAATTTTCGAGACATTTGCAGAAGAGTATAACAACTCTTACATGAATGAGAAAAGTGAAACTGCAAAACTACTTAAAGTGGTTGAGTTGAAGGATAAACAACTTGCGGAAGCGAACGCGAATGCTGAGAAAAAAGCAAAATTAGTTGAAAGCAAAGACGCTGAGATTAAAAATGCTGTTGAAACCGCAAAGAGAAAAGAAACAATTTCTGAACTAGTTGCTCCTTTGAGCAAAGAACAGAAAGAGATTATGCAAGACTTACTAGAATCAGTAGCAACAGATAAATTAGAGGGTAACTTCAACAAATATCTACCTGCTGTAATCGATGGCAAGTCAGTAGCAAAGAAGGCAACACTTACCGAGGCAAAAGAAATAACAGGCGATAAAGAAGAAAATAGTTCGAGTGCAAGTAATTCTGCAAAAGTTGATAATGTTGTAGATATTAGAAGACTTGCAGGATTAAATTAAGGAGAAAATAATGTCAGAACTTTTAGAAAGTAAATGGCAGGATACCAAAGTTGCGTTGCTCGAAGGCCTAACAGGCAATAAAAAGTCTGTAATGTCTGCTACTTTAGAAAATACTAGAAAGTATTTGGCTGAGGCGGCGACTGCAGGTGCCACAGGCGCAGGTAACGTTGCAACTCTTAACAGAGTTATCCTTCCAGTAATTAGACGTGTTATGCCAACGGTTATCGCTAATGAAATCGTAGGTGTACAACCAATGACTGGTCCAGTTGGACAAATCCACACACTAAGAGTAAGATATGCAGACTCGTTTGATGATGTAACAGCAGGCGAAGAAGCACTATCACCTTTCCAAATTGGTTTAGGTTACTCAGGTGGCGGATCTACTGATAAAGCAGACGCGACAGCAAACCTAGAAGGTACTGCTGGTAAGCGTTTAAGCATTCAGATCTTAAAACAAACAGTTGAAGCGAAAACTCGTAAATTGAGTGCTCGTTGGACTTTTGAAGCGGCTCAGGATGCACAAGCACAGCAAGGTATCGATATCGAAGCAGAAATTATGGCGGCATTAGCCCAAGAAATTACTGCTGAAATCGACCAAGAGGTTCTTAACTCATTAAGAACTTTAGCAGGTGCGGCTGAATCAGACGTTCAATACGATCAAAACGCAGTATCAGGTACAGCAACATTCGTGGGTGATGAACACGCGGCGTTGGCTGTTATGATAAACAGAGCGGCAAACAAAATTGCACAACGTACAAGACGTGGTGCTGGTAACTTTGCAGTGGTATCACCGCATACGTTAACAGTTCTTCAGTCTGCAACAACTTCAGCGTTCGCAAGAACAACTGAAGGTACGTTCGAAGCACCAACTAATACTAAATTAGTAGGTACTTTAAATGGTGCAATGAAAGTTTACGTTGACGCTTATGCATCAGATTCAACTGATGTATTAGTAGGGTACAAAGGAACATCAGAAGCAGATGCGGCGGCGTTCTACTGTCCTTACATTCCATTAATGTCAAGTGGCGTTGTACTTGACCCATCATCTTTCGAACCAGTTGTGTCTTTCATGACTAGATACGGATATGTTGAGTTGAACAACACTGCTTCTTCATTAGGTAATGCGGCAGACTACCTAGCAAGAGTTAGTGTAGCAAACGTAACATTCTCGTAAGAGATTGTAAACTTATTAAAAGGGCGGCTTTATGTCGCCCTTTTTTTATGGCTATTCAAAATAGATATTTTGGTAAACCTTTTTGTATTTTTCGGTTGCTTTTATT